ACGTGTTTCACTTTGTAGACCTACGGCGTCGGGTGGATCGCTGATTTCGTCGTCGTCGACGCGTGCCTCCGCCAAGGTGAATTGCATCGCGAATCCTCTCCTGGCGTAACGACATTGGGCTCGGACTGAGCGAGAGACTGCTCCATGGTACTGATCTCGCCATCATTTTATGAAACGTGTTTTCATCGATTTGCGGCATATTTTTGCACCAGCTGTTCTTTCTCTCAAATTCGTTTCTAAGATCCTGTACAGTAATTTTTCCTTCCTGGATTTCAAAAAGTCTTTGATTGACGCGTGCTTTCGTCATTGGATGCCTACAAAACCCACGCTTGTTCGCGGGGGTCGGTTGGTCGCGATACGGCATTCCTTCTTTTTTCTTTAGAAAAAAACCCGCGTCTAAAGTAGAGAAGTTATTGCAAGTCAACTACATGAACAAAGATACTGAGGGTGATGCAGCGCAATAATCGCACTGCAGATTCCACTCGTGTACCGAATCGTAGCTTTCTTCTTCGTTTGGAAGGAAACAGAACGATAACCTTCGATTCGAAAAATCGCTTGAAACTTTGGTCGCGCTCTCTTGCGCTCAGTATACTACTTCTTGCTACTCCACGACGACTACATGGTCATTGATACCAAGGGTGATGCAGTGCAATGATCGCACCGCAGATTTCTATCGTGTACCGAATCGAAGCTTTTCGAAGAGTATGAGAGGAAACAGAACGATAACCTTCGATTCAAAAAATCACTTGAAACTGTTTGATGATCGGGTCGCGCTCTCCTGCGCCCAGTTAAACAACTCTTGCGGTACTCAAAGTCAACTACATGATCATAGAAACGAAGTGTGATGCAGCGCAATGATCGCACCGCAGATTCCTATCAGGATTCGAATCGTAGCTTTTCGCAGAGTATGAGAGGCAACAGAAGCAGTTGCTACGATTCTAAAAATCACTCGAGTCTGGGTCACACTAACACCAATAGCAATCAATCGATTGATATCAGATGGATATCACTGCATCCTTTTCCTGTTCAACGGTCCAGAGCGTGTAGTCGGGTCGATCCGCCTCGTCTAAAATTCCGCGTAGCAACAGTTGCGTTGCGACGCAATTGACCTTTAATACTTCTTCCACAGGCAAGGATGCATACCACTGGTATTTTGGTCGCGTCAAAAGCGCGTCCGCCGGGAGCACAACTCCGTACAACAAGTCGTCGGGAACTTCCAACTCCTTTTGTTGCATGAGGTCTTCCAACACAATGGTGCGTCCGTGTGAGGTTTTGGCCCCGACGTAGATTCCGTCCAGTAACGTCATGTTGCCTTGTCGGATGGACTCGGTGCACCATTGCGAGATCAGACCGGAAAAATCCAGCTGATCTGATCCCAACATGGGGCGATTGCACACTTCTTTCAGATACTCACAGAGGGATTTGACGACGGGATCGCGTTTGTTGGCGCCCAGAAACGCGGGGTTTGGAGCAAATGTTTGTTTGGACCGCGACACGTAGGGATTGACTTGTTCCAGTATAAACGGACGTTTTTGGGTATCGAGGGTATCCTTGTACATGGGGAACAAGTTTTTGACACACACAAAACTGTTGGGCACCAAAACCCCCCCGTACATGTTGATCAGCTCCATCAATGCCAACTGACGGTGAAACTGACGTTGGGGCTCGGGGATGGCCCGCAACGTAGTCGTCCAGTGTGGAATCAGTTGTTGGAACGAGTCGTCGTCGATGAGGCAAATGTTGAAATCTTTTCCACAGTGATTGATCAGCGTCTTGACCGTGAGATGGATGTACGGCTGGTTGAGATCGTGACTGCTGCGCGATCCGAAATTCTTCCACACCCGCGCGTTGTACTCGTACTTGGTATGAATCCACAGTTTCGGACGATTGAACCCGTAGAGAGGATTGTCATTTAACAAATATTTCCGAATCAAAGCATACTCGTCGTCACTGGACTTGTCGCCAAATAAGCGTTTGAAGTTGTCACTAAAGAATGATGCGGTCAACACGAGACCGATCATCAGCGCGTATTTCATGAGATTCGACTGACTAAACACGGACATTGGTATATTCTAATAAGACCAGATAAATCCTTTCGGCTCAATCTCGCAAAATGTGCAATTCGGACGTGCCGCCTACTCGCGCCATAGTACACGTGAAATCATGGGATTGACAGATTTGGCGCAAAATCGTCAACCACGAACTGTACGACAATGGACGCGTGACATAATGTCGATGACAACGTCGATAATACGGCATACACAGAGCCAAAAACGCCGTGTGGTGTTTGTGATACAGCATTTTCTTAAACGACGTTTCGGTGACAACAATGGTACTCTTATCGCGTGTATTGCAACAACACGTTTCCAACAGTTCCAACACGGCTTCGACTGGGACTCGCTCACAAAACATTTCTTTCTATAAACGTGAGGATGATAAAACGCCAAAGACTTCGCGCGTGAAAAGCGCCAATTCGATGGCATGTTCGTGGACATTGTGAAAATGGGTAATGTACTTGCACAACAACGGAATGATGCGATATTTCTCATTTTCGCTCAACAAAGTCGTCGCCTTGACAAACGTGAAAAAGGCATCCAGAATGTCAATGACGGAGTATCCATAGTCATAGATGGAATTCAGTTTGCGGATACCGGCCACATAGTCGCTGCTCCGCAAATCGCTCAAGTAGGCTTCGAATTGTTGGAACGATACCGTCGAACACAACTCTTTGCAATTCTCCAACGTCAACTCTTGGCCCGAACCAAACAACAAGTGCAACTTGTCCAGATGGTTAATCGTCTCGCGCACATTGTAGGCACTGAGAGTGAGCACGTGATCTTGCGCTTCTTCCGTCATGTGCATCCCTTCCTTGGCCAGAATATCCTGCATAATGGTCTTGACCTGGGGTTGCGACGGCGACTCGAGACGCAAAATGTGGATGCGCGACTGGATGCTGTCAATCACCTTTTGCGAATTGGAACACGTGCAAACAAAGTGCACATTGTTGGAATACTTGTCCATGTAGTTGCGAAACACTTGCTGGCACTGGTGGTTGATGGCGTCCAAATCGTCGACAATGATCATCTTTTTTTTCCCGTGAATGGACGATCGCGATTGACAAAACGTCTTCATTTCGTTGCGGTAGTAGTTGATTCCCTGTTCTTTCAAGGAATTGATCAAGAGCAAATTGTTTTCCGGAAACGATTGGTGGGCATGGAATCCATAATATTCGCGCACCAAGGCAAAGAGGAGCGATGTCTTGCCACTACTCGGGACCCCGGAAAACATGACGTTGAGATCGTCAATTTCCAACAAGGTGCGGAGAACCACTTTCAGTTGCGGATGCATTGCAAAATCATCGAAAAAGTAGGGTTTATATTTTGCATGAAATGTCGTTGCCATGGTACATGCAAAGTGTAACATGGCTTTATACTCAAATTCAGACGATACAACAACACGGCACACCGTTCATCACACCCCTACCCCCATCCCATGTTGTACTCCTGGATTGCCGCTACTGTATTCTTCTCCGTCGCCTATTTGTTCACACTGCATTGTCAGCAGAATACGACGCGTGACGACGAAGACGAAGACGAAGACGACGACGACGACGAAGAAGGAGGACAAGACTTAAAAACAGCAATTCCAACAACACGTTCCGGATCATCATCATTGCGCATGAGATCGCAGAGCATCTTTCACCGCTTCAATGACGAGGAGGACGAGGAGGATGAACCTCTGAGCTTTTAAAGAGCAATCCAGCAGTGAGTCGGAGACAGGGGCATGCCGGGACAAATGTAATTGTACAAGTAGTAAGCTGCTTCGTGTGTAGAGATTGATTTATATTTCCATGTGTATATTTCCAAGAGTTTAGCATTGTGTCCAAGATTTGGGATGGATAAACGACCCATCTCAGGCAAGGTCTGCTGCAACAAGTCGTACAAGGAATGCAACCATCCTGCAAAAAATGCCGAACTCTCGGTCAAGGATGCGCTGACGATGCATTCCAACACTTCTCCCCCGTCTTCATACACAATGTGGGTAGTTCGAAACACGTAGACGGCTAGAATCGTGTCTCGTGATTTCAAGGTGTACACGTGCCACTCTTTGCGTTCTATGCGGGCTTCCCACGCCGTGAGATCGGGAAACAAACAGAGGTCAAACATGTTCTTGTTGGACGTGAGTTCAAAGAGAAAGTCAAACAGACTGTGGATCGTCTCTGTTCGGACTTGGACAACCGTGCAATGCGCCGCCAGTGGCGGACGTTGAATTCGTTCTTTGACCAGTTCAAACTGTGAGACGGTGAATTGTACGAGAGGGACAATCCCTTCGCTCAGATCCACGTCTTTACGAAAAAGCGAGGCCGGTATGTCCGGCGTGGATTGACGCTGGTTGGCTTCGTGCGTTTGGATCAACGTTCGTATCGTTCCCACATCTTTTCCCGTTTCGCGGTGCATCACAATGTAATCCCAGTAATAAATCTGCTGAAACGAGGATTCCGAAGATCGTAGAACCATGCGCGCAGGATAGGCAATCAAAACGCCGGCCACGTCGGTACGATTGACCACGACGTCGCCTTGTTGTAAATGAAAATGGTCTGTCAGAAACACGGACATCCAACACGGTCCCGACGAATGATGGCTACAGAGTGTTTGCAACGTCTCGGCTGTCATCGTGTAGGTCGCTTGATCCGACGGCAGATAGTGGCATTGGATCACGTCCAACACTGACGCCATTTCATTGGCAGAGACATTGAGAAAGTTGCGTGTTTTTACGTTGTCACGATTTAGAAATTTGGTCGGCACTTGTGTTGTTGTCGAAATGACACTCGGCTTAATGATCCAGTATCGCCACAAATCATAGGTGTGAAATACGGGCTGAATACTCCAAAAGGGATGTCGAATGCGAATCCAGGCTGCAATGAACAAAATGGAAAAGAAGGAAATCAGAAATGCATATTCGACGATCATACCCTAGTTCTTCGGTTCAAATCTTGTCCGATCGTAAGAACGCAAAGTCGGTGCATTGATTCGACACCCCTTTGTGCACCTCTTTGTTTTCAAGATGTCGACGAACTCCGAGGTGGTGGTGGTTGATCGTGATCTGGTTGTTGATCCTGTGGTTGTTGATCCAGTGGTTGTTGATCCGGTGGTTGTTGATCCTGTGGTTGATCCTGTGGTTGATCCTGTGGTTGATCCTGTGGTTGATCCCGTGGTTGATCCCGTGGTTGATCCCGTGGTTGATCCTGTGGTTGATCCCGTGGTTGATCCTGTGGTTGATCCCGTGGTTGATCCTGTGGTTGTTGATCCTGTGGTTGTTGATCCTGTGGTTGAGTGCCTAAATTCTTCGGGCAAGCGCACTCGCGAAGAAGAAGATGGCATCCACGACGGCGATGAAGAAGAGGCACCTGTGAACGAAAAGAGGTCGAGCGAGACCACTGCAAAGGAATCACAGCTGTCCCGTGTGTGAAAAAATCGTTTAGTTCGCTCTCTTGTCTGGCTTGCCACTGCAAACATCGGCACTAGATCCGTTTTGGTTATTTTTGATGGTTAAGAAAATTGAAGAGCAAATTTTCGGGATTGTGATTTTGTATTTCTCCACAAATCAATTGCGCAGATTCGTACATTTTGCGCAAGACGTCGTTCGGCGCCGTTGTCCCCACACGCACAAACCCCTTTTGGATCAAGTACCGTTTTACGTCTTCCAGCGGTTTTTGACGAATTTCGTGCGTCTTTGCCCGGACACGATTCCGTATCGTCTTGTTGGACACGAGCACCGACACTTGCGATTTACTTTTTCCAACATGATAGGTGCGACGCACGGTGCGCTGTTGTCGTTGTAATAGAGGTGGTTTCATTTTTTCGGCCAAATTCATCGTCTGACGAATCTCACTCCCTTTTACATCAAGGTCAGGGTACACATTATTGCTCATTGTACCCAATTGGGCAGCAACTACGTTGGGATTATACACGGGCGTTGTGTAGTATGGTTGTTGTTGTTGGATTGGCTGAGGCTGTGGCTGAGGAGATCCACCGACGCGATTTTTTTGTGTAGCATTTTTCCACGATCGGTACGTGGGCAATTTGCCGTTGCGCAAACATCCCCATTGTGGCGGAGTGGTCGGAGGAATCAACTTGAAATCATGGGTCATCTCCTCGGGCATGACCAAACTGACAAATTCACTCGACGGTTCCATGTAACCCGGGGTTGGAGGTGGACGATGTCTTAGAGTATGGTTTTGCTGCTGCTGCTGCTGCTGCTGTTTTGCAGATTCGTCGTGAGCCAGCGACATCAAATAGTCCAGCGACTGCTTGAAATCCAAATCCTCCTCGCCCAAGGCAGACTGCAACTGGACATCGCCATCCAACAACTTGCGATACGTCTTTTCTTGTTCATTGCGAATGAATTTCAACACTTGGTTCCGTCTCACCGTCTTGTTCTTGTTTTCAGCGGGTGCCCGTGGCTGTATGTCCTTTTTCGGTGGGCGTTTCTTTTTGCTGAAATTGAACAAGTCCGGATTGATCGAAATGGTCTTGTTGCTCATTATACATAAAAACTGGGAATTTCATAAGTCTCTTTTTTGCGCCGATTCGACAGCATCATTTCATATCCATGAGTCACGTCCAACAATGTCACGCGCTTACGGATCTCTGTATCTAGTTGCCCATAAATCCGGCGACCATGACAACATTTTGTATACGAAAACAAGAGCTCCATATCACGGCCAAAATGTGGAAATTTTGCCCTGCGTGATTCAAACCAATCCAGTCCCGGAAAATCGGCGGCCATGAGCCATCGATTGTCGCGCACTTTTTTCATGAAAATTTCGTAGAGGTCCTTTGCAGAATATTCGTCCAACACAAATCGCCAAATGAAACGAGATTCGAGACCTCGATTCGCCCTGAATATGGTCTCTTGCAAATCGTTTTCATATCCCGCCATTATGACCATCAAATTCGCCTTGTGATCGCTAAGTGCCTCACACAGAGTATCGAGACACTCTTTGCTATAACTGTCATTCTGCGACGAGGATTCTTTGTTTGCCAAGGAATAGGCTTCGTCAATGAACAAACATCCGCCTAAACTTTCTTGTATGACTTTCGTCGTTTTAATCGCCGTTTGACCAAGAAATCCACCAATCAAGTCGCTGCGCGTGACTTTTTTAAACGTCCCGTTTTTCAGGATGCCGAGTTTCGAATATATTTTGCCTAAAATCGTGGCAATTTCCGTTTTTCCCGTGCCTGGGGGACCACAGAGGATCGTATGCAGAAAATCCGAGTCCTGACCGTCCACGTGCAAATTCTGCAAAAAGTACAAGAGTTGATCCAAGACGGCATTTTTGAACTTCGGCAAGCCAATCATGGCATGCAATTGCTCCAAGTCGGGTTGGATCCGCATCAAGGCCATGAGATCAATGTTGTACTCGGTGTCGGCGCGCCAGCGTGGACCATAGGTGCGTACGAGGTGGACAAGATCGGAAAAGGTTTCAATTTTCACGTCAATGTTGATCTTTGGCTGAGGTTTGCAAAACGGGCCTCTGCGAAGCGATGCGCTTTGGTCCGTGCAATGTTTGGGAAAAGCTATTTTGGGTTTCTTTACGAATTGTTTCCTGGAAGGCAAATGTCGAAATCGGCAATTGCTTTCGTCCACAATGCGCAACACATTTATTTCTGTTTCCATGGATAGCATTCCGTCTTCTTGTTTATACCCTTACCCTTTGTTTGTCCAACGTGAATACCACATTCTTTGACACTCCGGGTCATGGAACCTCTTCGCTCGAGAAAACGGGCGCCCAAATCGGCGGCGTCCATGGTGTTTACCGCTGCGACCATGCCGATGCCGATGCCGATGCCGATGCCGATGCCAATGCCAATGCCCGTCATGGACCCCCCCCTTTTCAAAGCGCCCCTTGAAAAGACCGCAGTCGTCGACATTCACCTTGCCGCAACAACGCTGGAAGAGCCCGTGTCCGCAGTCGTCGCCATTCAACCCTTGGAAGAGCCCTACGACGTGGAACAAGCCTACAAGTTGATCGAGTCCTACTTTCGCGGCCAGCATTTGGATCGTTTGGTGCGTCATCAGATTGAGTCGTACAACTATTTCATTACGCATCAAATCCACAAAACCATTCAAATGTTCAATCCAGTCACCATTCGTTCCGACAATGACTTTGTGGCCGACAAGGGGCAGTATTATTTGGAAATTCACATTCGTTTCGAGAATTTCAAAATGTATCCCCCGCAAATCCACGAAAACAATGGTGCCACAAAAATGATGTTGCCCCAAGAGGCCAAGTTGCGCAATTTCACCTACGCCTCCGTCATGACCGTCGATGTCCACATCCAGTACGTCGTCCGCAATACCGAGGCCATGGATGTTCCACAGATGATTGAGCGCGTCATTCCCAAGGTCAACATTGGCAAAATGCCCATTATGCTCAAATCCAACGTGTGTGTCCTGACCCAAAATCGGCACATTCACTCGGCCTTTACCGGCGAATGTCCCTTTGACTGCGGCGGATATTTCATCATCAAGGGATCGGAAAAGACGGTGCTTGGACAAGAACGCGCCGCCGAAAACAAGATTTACGTCTTTGACGGCAAGAATTCGACCAAATGGTCCTGGTGCGCCGAGATCAAGTCGGTGCCCGATTTCAAGTGCATCTCGCCCAAGCAAATCGAAATGATGATGGCCAGCAAAAACAATGGCTTTGGGCATGGACTGTGGGTCAACATTCCACGCATGAAGGCCCCCCTCGAACTCTTTGTCGTCTTCCGGGCCCTCGGCGTCACGTCGGACAAGGCCATGTGCGAATTGATTGTATTGGACATTGACAATGTCCGACAGTCCGTCCTGTTGAACAAGTTGCAAGCCTCGATTTACGACGCCAACGCTTACGGCACCCAGGAAGAGGCCTTGCGATACATTGCGGGATTCGCCGCCTACACGCCCATCAAAATGGACAGTGAAACCGGAATCCGGAAAAAATACGAGTTTACCCGCGACGTGTTGGAAAACGACTTGTTTCCCCATTGCAGTACCAAGGCGCAAAAGGTGCACTTTTTGGGCTACATGGCCTCGCGACTCTTGCAAACCAGTTTGGGATGGATCCCCACCACCGATCGCGATTCCTACGTCAACAAGCGCATTGAGCTCACGGGCACACTGCTCAACAATCTCTTTCGCAATTATTTCAACAAGTTGGTCAAGGAAATGCAGAAAATGACGGTCCGGGAAATCAATCAGGGATCGTGGCGATCCACCGAGGACATTGAGAATATCATCAACCCCACCAACATTGACAAGATTATCAAATCCACCACCATTGAAAATGGCATTGCCCGGGCCTTGTCCACCGGCGACTTTTCCATCAAACAGTCCAACAGCAGCAAGGTCGGTGTGGCCCAGGTACTCAACCGCTTGACGTACGTGGCCAGTTTGAGCCACTTGCGGCGGATCAATACCCCCTTGGAAAAGAGCGGCGAACTCATTGAACCCCGTAAGCTGCATGCCACGACGTGGGGGCACTTGTGTTTGACGGGCGATACCGAGGTCTTGCTGTCCGATCGCATGACCACCAAGAAAATCAAGGACATGCGTGACGGCGATTGGGTGACGACGGTGAATCCCAAGACGTTGGCCGAAGAACCGTCGGAGATTTATCATTGGTTTGGTAAAATGGCCGATCGTTTGTTAGAAATTACTACACAAAATGGATACAAACTCAAAGCGACACCTGAACATCCATTGTTGGTCTATCAGGCCGGAGGCAACTTGTGGAAAAACGTGGAAGACTTGACGACGCAAGATTATGTTTTTATACGCGATTCGATATCAGGGCAGTTACAAAAAGTTGCGGTTCAATCGGTTGTCGAAGTTCCTCCGGAGATGGTGTACGATTTTACAACACAAAGCGACAACCATTCTTACGTAGCTTCGTCATACGTATCTTCGAATTGCTTAGCAGAAACGCCCGAAGGTCAGTCTATCGGCGTCGTCAAGAATATCAGTTTCATGACCCACGTTACCATTCCGTCCAGTGCCCAGAGCTTGTACGATTGCATTTTGCCCCAAGTCTTGCGCGTCGATGACGCCACTTCGCGCAAAGACTTGTACGGCAAAGTCAAGGTCATTATCAACGGATGCTGGGTCGGCGTCACGGAGACGCCCATCGAATTGCATCGCGACATTCTCGACAAGAAGTTGCGCGGCATCATCAATGTCTACACGTCCGTCGTCTTTGATCATCAACTCTGCGAAATTCGCGTCTGCAACGACGGCGGACGTTTGACACGACCTCTCTTGCGCATGGCCGAGGGTAAACCCTTGGTGACCCCCGAACTCATACAACGAGTACACGCCAAGGATCTGGCCTGGAACGATTTGATGCTCACGCAGTCCCGCATTCCCGAGGCTGTGTTGGAATACATTGATCCCGAAGAACAAAATCACGCCTTTGTGGCCATCCGACCCCCCGGACTCTCCGATCCCAGCCGTCTGCTCTATAGTCACAGTGAAATTCATCCCAGCACCATTTTTGGCGTCTTGGCTTCGTGCATTCCCTTTCCGGAACACAATCAGGCGCCACGCAACACGTACCAGTGCGCCATGGCCAAGCAAGCGCTCGGCGTCTATGCCACCAATTACGATCAGCGCATGGACAAGACGGCCTATGTCCTCACGTACCCGTCTCGGCCCATGGTCGATACCCGGCTCATGAATTTGATTCAGCTCAACAAGATTCCGTCGGGGTGCCAGGTCCACGTCGCCATCATGAGTCACACGGGATACAATCAAGAGGATTCCGTGTTGATCAATCAGGGGGCCATTGACCGCGGCTTGTTCTTGACGACGATTTATCACACGGAAAAGGACGAGGACAAGAATATCATTCGCGACCAGATTATTCGGTGCAAACCCGATCCCGCACGCACCAAGGGCGTCAAATTCGGCAATTATGGCAAATTGAACGCGCATGGATTCATTCCCGAAAACACGCAGGTGGAAAATCGCGACGTGCTCATTGCCAAGATTGTGCCCATCAAGGAGAACCGCAACGATCCTACCAAAGTCGTCAAGTACGAGGACCAGAGCAAGACGTTTCGTACCACGGAAGAGACGTATGTCGACAAGAATTTCACCGGACGTAATGGCGACGGCTACAATTTCGCCAAGGTGCGTATCCGGACCTTGCGCAAGCCCGTGCTGGGCGACAAGATGGCCAGTCGCGCAGCACAAAAGGGCACCATTGGCAACATTATCCCCGAATGCGACATGCCGTTTACCAAAGAGGGATTGCGACCCGACATTATCATCAATCCACACTGCATACCTTCGCGCATGACCATTGCCCAACTCAAAGAGACGCTCTTGGGCAAAGTGCTGATCGAACTGGGACTCTTTGGCGACGGCACCAGTTTCACCGAGCTCGGCATTCCGTCCATTGCCAACGAACTCCAAAAGTTGGGTTACGAGAGCTGCGGCAATGAATTGTTGTACAATGGCATGACCGGACAACAATTGGAAACGTCGACGTTTATCGGACCCGTCTTTTATCAGCGTCTGAAACACATGGTCAATGACAAGCAGCACAGCCGGGCCATTGGACCCATGGTCAATCTGACGCGTCAACCGGCCGAAGGTCGATCGCGCGATGGGGGGTTCCGCGTGGGAGAAATGGAGCGCGACGTCATGTTGGCCCACGGCATGTCCCGTTTCTGTAGAGAACGACTGTATGATTCGTCGGACAAGTATGCCGTGCATGTGTGCAATCAGTGCGGCATGATTGCGGCGTTTAACGACGGCAACCATCGGCGAACCTTTGCCAAGGACGATTTCACCGTGCACTTGTGCTCGACGTGTGACAATACCACGGATTTCAGTCGGGTCGAAGTGCCCTATGCCTACAAGTTGCTTTCGCAAGAGTTGCAGACAATCAACGTCGTGCCGCGACTCATTACCGCTTGTCCATAGTGTGTGTGTGTGTGTGTGTTGTTGGAATGAGACCGTTTTAAAAAGTGTTTTCAGGGGACGTTTTTAGAAAATACATTCTGGGAAAGCCCTGGAAAAGAGGACTCTGTAGAGCATCGTTCCAACAAAGATGGATGCTGAAAGGAGATCACGAACAAAAACCTCATCCTCATTGTCAACAAGTCTTTTTCCAACAAACCACATTTTCTGTGGTAAACATATAATGCGGAAAACGGTGAAAGCCCGAAAACCTCTCCATACCTACGAAACGAGGGACAATGGTGCGAAACCCTACATTGTGCAAGACTTTGGAGATCACGTCGTCGTCTTGACCCAAAAATTCGAATACGACGATCAAGGGAACCAAACCAGCGTCCAACGCAAACAAATTCTCAAACTCAAGTACAAGAAGATCTTTGTTGGAGCCAACGATTTACCGGTTCGCGATCAAAATGCCGACTATTTGTACGGCAACCGCAGTGAATTTGGGAAACGTGGACAAGACAAGGGCAATTCGATCCTCTTGCAAACGGGAGCCTACAAATACGTCTACGTCGGCAACGGCATTCGCGAATTTAGCACTCGAGAACGCGACGTCATCCAACATTTTTATAGTCCAGTAGGCAATAATGACGTTCCGTATTCCTATGCCGTCGGCGACAAGTACACCTATTTGCTCATTGACAAATTGACGATTATTCCAAACAATCGAATCGACACGTCGAGAGATGCCTACAATCAATATTATGGCCACAGTTGCCGAACCACGGCCGCGGCGGCCATTTCGGGACGAGCAAAAACGTTGCACAAACGATTTGCGTATTGACGACGCCGTGTACACCGGGATTACTTCTTTTTGCGGATTGCAGGTTTTCGTGGATTGGGTTGCCGCGGATGTAGTTTTTCGCCAATTCGATGACGTGTGGTTATGACTTTTGTGTGAATTTCAATCAAACGTTGGTTTTCCAACTCTTTTGCATGAATTTCGTTCAAACGTTGGGTTTCCAACTCTTTTGCGTGAATTTCGTTCAAACGTTGATTTTCCAACTCTTTTGCGTGAATTTCATTCAAACGTTGATTTTCCAACTCTTTGGCGTATATATCGATCAAACGTTGGGTTTCCAACTCTTTTGCGTGAATTTCATTCAAACGTTGGGTTTCCAACTCTTTTGCGTATATATCGATCAAACGTTGATTTTCTAGCTCTTTTGCATGGATGTCGGCAAGACGTTGATTTTCCAACTCTTTTGCATGAATTTCAATCAAACGTTGGGTTTCCAACTCTTTTGCGTGAATTTCGATCAAACGTTGGGTTTCTAGCTCTTTTGTCTGGATTTCAATCAAACGTTGGTTTTCTAGCTCTTTTGTA